TTTTTTTGTTAATACTAATTTGATAAATTCTCCCTTAGGATGTGCCATATACTTCTACATAGGCAAAGGTATAAAAAAAGCTTTATTTACCTACATATTAACGACTTAATTTTATATATTTGTCAATTTCGTACCTTTACGCCCCTATTTCCGTGCGCATAAGAGCGCGTATTACCGTTCATTAATTCTTTTTCATATATACCGGTTAATCCGTCCTCTATATCATCATGTGCATTTGCGGAGAAATCCCGTAGAAACGTTGTCACATGATTATATATATCTTTATACCGCGTTTCCCACCCAAAAGGCATAATTATCTGCGCGTTAACCATAGCACTATTTGTAATAATCCGGCTTTCTTTGTTTCCACCTTGATAAAAGGCTTCCGTAATTGCGCGTACTTTCTTGGTCACTAACTTTTCAAAACCGGCACCGCCGTTATTACTTTCTATCCATGCCTTTTGCGTCCCATTACGGTTAATCATGGCCGGAATAGTCACAGCCGTTACCTCCGTATTTTCTTGCGTGTATTCCATATCCGTAATGAGAGCGTATAAAATAGGCTCCCATCTCCGGAGCTTTTCATTAAATACCTCGTTACTGCTCATATATATATCATAACATGCCGAAAATGTGTAATCGTCCCCTTCGTCGGCCACGTCGGTATAATTGCCGGAACGTACATAGGTCCCCCAATCTTTTTTCTCTATCCATGTTTTGAATGAATGCTGATATAAGCGACCCTCCGCGCTTCCGGGGTTTCCTTGGTACAAGCACTGAAATTGTACGGGGTCTAAAGCCTTTTGACCCTCTAATTTTAACCGGCTATGTCTATTTTCCCATAAAGCCTCCCCGGGTTGCCGTGGGTCTATCTCTGTGGGGGCACCCGTTTTCAATGCTTCAAAGTTTACACGTACCCATGCGCCAGGCGGTATATTCGCAACATCTTCCCACGTTTTTATATCTATGACCTTTTCTCCGCTTTTTTCGATTCGGCCTATTAAATCATCATCATGCCAACGAGTGAAAACGATTAGTTCCTGCGATTCATTATGTAAACGCGTTCTTACTACTGTCGTGTACCACTTCCACGCCGCATTACGGACTATTGGGCTATTTCCTTCTGAATAGTCTTTATATACATCGTCTAATATAGAAATATCCACCGTTTTAGAAGTCAAAGAGCCTCCGCGCCCGACAACGCGAAGACTTCCTTTCTTTCCGACCATCTCTATAACATCGCTATTTCGTAAGTACGTGTTAGCCATTGTAACGACATTAGACCCATTTAGAAACGTATTAGGGAATAATTTTCTATATTCCGGCGTATCTATTATCCTTTGAACGTCTCTATTAAAGTCTCTGGCTATTGTTGCCGCATACGAACCGATACATATTTTTTTATTGGGGTCCAATCCTAATATAAAGGCCGGAGTCATTCGGCTTGAACCTTCGCTGTTATGCGTAGGTACGAAATTACGACCAACTAAATAAATTCCGTCTTCTACCTGAATACAATTCCCATACGCTTCATGTTTTATAGGCTCTATGCTTATAATAGACCGTCTTCGTTTTCTACTTTTAATTACTATACGTTTTCTCGCCACCCTTGTAGGATATTCAATAGAGGGGTTGAAGCACAACTGATATACAACTTTTTTGCCTACAACTCCGCTACTTGATACACGAGGGGGGAAACTTGTAATAACGACACTTTCGCCTAAACTCCGCAATATCAAAGCCGACCGGTCTATTATATCCTTATTCGTGTTGCTTATTGTTACACGTCCGTTTTTCTGATATACATACCCGTCCGTATCAATCAATCCGGCAATAACTTGCTTTCTTACTTCTATGGAATTAAATACAAATTCATCCCCTATATGCTTTTTCTTTATATAACCATTTTCTTTTAACGCCTTATAAAATTCACTTGAATAAAACCTACGTGTAGTAGTTCCCTTTAATTCATGAAAGTTATAAGCACTATTATTAATTATTTCTATATCATTATTACCTATATGAATATATCCACATGTCGCACAGCCATCCCCAAGCCATGCGCCAAATAAGTACGGGTCTATTCCGGTTTCCCTATCATTGAATTTTACACATACATTAGCATCAACTTGGTATTTATAGCGTGAACCTCTCTTCCCGTCTCCCTTATATAACTTTCCTTCCTGATATATTTGTTTTGTTTCTACTCTTTCCCATTTATGCCTTGTTCGATTATATACTACCCATTCATGATTACCGTGGCATTCTATTTTAGAGCCATCAGAAAACGAAACCATATATTCGGATTTAGTTTTAGGTGACACCCATAAAACCTTTTTAGGCAATCCGTCTCTTCCTAATACATAATCTCCTACTTTTAAATCCCCATGTTTAACAAACCCATTAGGGGTTATAACTTCCTCATTATCAGAAATCTCCTTGCCATGTTGAGGGGGCGTCTGCACTATCATTTTGCGTATTAACCCGTGCGCAAACATATCCAACAACGTATAATATACTACGTGGAAAGGCTCTAATACTAAATCCGGCTTCATGTATCTTGCAAAGTTAATTAGACGCTTTCGACCGGCCTCTAATACAAAAAGCTCTGAATTGTCTTTTATTGCAGAATACATCTTTAATAATTCGTCCTTTTTCATTTCTTGTAATACCTCCCTTTCTTTGTGGTATGTTCCCAAACAGCGGCATAACTAACCCCCATTTCTATGGCCTGCTCCTTAATCGACATTTTGCTATATTTGGGGTTATGATACTCTTTAGGGTCTATTTGTTTTCTCATAAGCCCCAATGATTTTGCCTTCTGATATATTCCGCGCTTGGTATGACGGGGTATTTTCTTTGAAATCTCATCTATTGTGCTGACTCCGTACTCATCCCGTAGTATTTGCACCTCTATTCTATGCCATGTTTCATGCGTCACGGCCTTTTTTACCTTTATTTGTTCCATAATTTCATAATATTAAATATTTTTCTTTCGGCTGATTTATAATTACTTAGTCTCACATAGCTCCGCGGGCGGATAAAAACCGTTTGTTAAATCTTTTTTAGGCTCAAATCGGTAACAAGCACGTTCACTTCTAACCATATATTCATTTGTGAAATGACATCTTACACAAATCGGCCGGCCTAATAAGTCATAATGTCTATGGTTATCAGTAATCCACTGCCCGAAACGGCATTCTCCGCAATGATACGCCTTCTTATTCTCCGTCTTCTTCTGTTTCCTTATCGCCATTCTTTTCTATCATTAAACGTTCATATTCCGCGTTTTGTAATTTGTCGGCTATGACAAATAACATATCATTCGGTATTACTGAAATATCATATTTCGGACTACTTGAATCTACCGATACGTTGACATTCGGCATGTCTACCTTTACCGGAGCATCCAATCCCAACAATTTAGCGCGTCTTTGTTGAACGGACAAAACCAAATCTAAGTAACGCGGATTTCCGGCAAAGGTTTCACTTCTCTCCTTTTTTAGTCCTGATTGCCGTATCTTACTAACTATGCGCTTTTTAGACCTTTCCCACGCGTCCCATAATTCGGCCTCTATTTTATCAAGCTTAGAAAGCTCTTTTGTTATATATAGGTCTATGTTTTCTTCATGCTCACGTTTCCAATTAATCAAAAGCTGCTTTAAATCCTTGTACACTCTCATAGGAGGGACTATAGCGTAATCCAGTCCCATTTTTGCGTTACGCTTGTTTAATAAATCGGATATTTGTCTATATGAATAGCCCTTCAAAAACAAGTCAGTACAAAATACTAAATCATTCTCGCGTTGTTCGGGGGTACGTCTATACCCGTGCCTTAACCGTCTTAGTGGTTTATCTGTTATTTCTGTCATGAGTTGTCCTTTCTTCTGTTTTAATATCCGGTTTATACATACTGCAACAATCCCCTACGCCGTGTAAATCGCCATCTTCCCGACACACGCCATTACCGGTTATATCCTCATATTCCAAATATTTACAGCTTCCGCAGCATACTTCTTTAGGCTTAACGTCTCTTTTATATAACGGATTTTTTTCTCGTTTCTCCATCTTATCTTTTGCCATTAAAAGAAGTTGTTTTTGAGTATAGCCGAATAAGTGCGCTATATGATAGATTAATAAATTCACGTCGGCCAATTCATCTATAATATGCGCTAAAGCCTTATAATCCATGCACCCCGTATCCACATACGGAGAAAGAGCTTCTTTTAATTCGTTGTATTCTTCTTCTAACTTTATTGCTCGCTTTCTTACGTCTAAGCCGTATTTCTTATCTAAGTAATCAGGGAACCCCGATATTCCGGATAAGTCCGGCTGTTTAAAGCGCGCTTGACGTTCAAAATCTTCTTTAGTTACATTATAGAAACGTTCTTTCCAATCATCGTATACTAAATAATCGCCGGTCGGAACCATATACGCGCCTTGTGGTGTCACGAATCTAAAGAATGCCTCTTTATCTGTACTTTCATTCATAATAAATTCGCCGCCGCCGGTGAACTTGTTTAGCCGCAATAGATTCTCCCTATCTACATATACGGCGTAAATATCACGCCCCACGGTATTATAACAAAAATCATCCGATTTATATTCCGGCTCTGCTAATACTGTATCCCTTATCATGATGGTTAACGTCTCGCCATCCTCTTTTATATCGAAAAGCTTATCGCCCAACTTTACACGAACTACATTTACCACCGCTTGCACATAACTACGAAGTACATTTTCTATATCGACTTCAACTAATAACAAATCGTTATCAGTTCGTGTAACTACATCTTTACCAAAGATGCTTTTTATCATTGATACGATTTCTTTTTCAGTAGCTTTTAATCTAATCTCTTCCATGTGTATTTTGTTTTATCCAATATGTATTTTTCTTATCCTTTCTGCTAAACGTATCACAATGAAGGCTAATCGTTGGGCAGTCCTCTGCGGAAATCACACAAGCGCAACATCTTTTGCCCATTCTTTTCAAATCCTGTGAGCATTGCACGCATTTTATTACGTCCCCTTTATAAATGGCACGTTCGCCTACCCTATACTCCTTCCTTGCATCAAACTTTCCCGGCCTGCTTATTCTCATGGTCTAATACACTTTTCATAATATCATAATACCCTTTTTTATCTAAGAAAATACGCTGAGGATACGGTATTATTTCCCCCTCCATAAAGGGTATATTATCTATGCCTAATTGCCCCTTTACAGGCACTTCTATAACTTTACGGGGGTTACGCATCATCCAACCGTAACCGGACTTTATTTCCGCTCGTTTTTTTATTGGAATACGTGTACATAACCAATCGTCCTCCGTGAAATCCTCAATCCGTTTAACGTCATACAGTTCTACCAAACCCAAAGCCGCACCACTTATCAAATAAGGAAATACAGGTTTTGCCGAAGAACATATAAGAAGGTCTCCTCTATAATGCGTGTTCCGGCTTCTAACCTCAATACTTTTAATGCCATAATTCACTCCGTCTTCTTGGTAGGCAACCGTTACGAGGTCATTTGCATACGGTTGTTTTACTGTTAACGCCTTATATATATCATACGATTCATACTTTGCCATAATAAACCTCCTTTCTTAAAATGGTAAATCGTCATTTGGGTTATTATGCCCGTTACTTGGTGCCGTTTCCGGCTCCGGTGCAGGTGCCTTATTTCCGTCGCCCTTGGGGGTTAATAATTCCATGCTATAACCATACACCTCCGTAATATATCGGGTTATTCCTTGCGCGTCCTGATAGCTGCGTGTCCTTAACTCGCCTTCTATATATACTTTGGTGCCTTTGTTTATATAGTTATTCGCTACATCGGCCAACCCATTTTGTAATACGATATTATGCCATTCGGTTTTATCAGGTATTACCGTTCCATCTTTCGCGGTATATCCTTTCTTTGTTGTTGCAATACTGAACTGCGCAACCCTACCGCCGTTCTCAAACTGTTTGTAATCCGGCTTCCTTCCGGAATTACCTATTAACATAACCTTGTTTAAACTCATAACACAGCAGATATTATAGCATACATGAGGCTATAAACAGCCCATATATATGCGGCAATAGTAAATACACAAAATCCAATAAACGTAACCTTATACGCTGTTTTCGTTTTAATCTTCATATCATTTAAATTTTATACAGTCAAACAAATACTCTTTTTTCATATCAGACCATCCTGCGCGGTCATTTAACGCCCTACGGTCTGCATCATGCACGAACTCACATATAAACCCTCCGGTTTCGATGGGTTTTATTATGCGTACCAATTTACCCACAATTAAAAAACGCTGTTTGTAGTAGCTACTATTTTCACCTACAAAAGCTATCCGGCGAACCGCATTTAATTCAGGCTGTTTTTTGATTTCCGGCCTTTTTCCCTTTTGGGGGTATGTTTGTACCCTTTGAAAATCTCGCTTAACAGACAACCGGGAAATTGCCTCGTAATCGGTTTGTTTTTTTGGAATCCTCATTCTTTATATCTCCATTTATAACCCTTATACGAATTTCCTTTCCCCTTACATACCTTACAAATTGACGTTGCGGAAAAATTTCCCTTCCGGGCGGCTTCTTGTATGCTAACAAACACATTTACAACAATACCGTTTTTTATTTGTTCAACCGCTTTTTCGTTGTGCGGCTTTGCTTTTTTCCCAATCCATTTAGATTTTGTTATCGGGTTATTCTGATTTTCTTTAACTGTAACCCAACGTAAATTATCCGCATGGTTATTTGCTCGGTCACCGTCTATATGGTCGACACATGGTTTGTTTTCTGGGTTCGGAATGAACGCCGCCGCAACTAATCTATGAACACGAAACATTTTACCTATTCCGTTTTTCCATAAACTAATTATTTTATATCCTTTTAAATATGCGCATTTCCTTAAAAACGCATCTTTTTTTAAGGAGCGAACATTGCCATAATTAGAAATTTGATAATGTCCTTTGTAGCCCTCAATATCTTTCCATATTTGCATATTCATTTTTTATTAATTCAATTAATCTAATATTACCGGAATATATACGCATTTTTGTTTTATCTCCATTCTCCCATAACGAATGATGTTCAAAACATAATATATTAATATTTCTTGCATCGTGCGCCATTTCGGGGTATGCTCCACGGGTTAAAATATGGGAACAATAAACTGCGGAATAATTCCATAATGGCTTTAAACATTCTTCGCAATAATGCGGTTTATTCGCCCAAATCCAACGGAAAAACTTTTCATTTGCTTTCATCGTATCAATAACGCCACGCCCGAAAAGCTCCTTTTGTATCTCTATGCGTAACCTTATATCCATTTTGAAATGTTTGTAATCTAAGAGAGGCTTAAAGCCCCTATTAGTTGCGTAGTCATATTCTTCGCGGTCTCTAATCTGAATCATTTTTAATAATCTTCTTCTGTATCGTCGTCCTCTTCTTCCGGCTCTGTGTCGTCCGCCTGATATGTTTCAGCGTAGGCCTCCGGAGTTGGCTCTCCGTCCTCGCCAAACAATGATAATTGCGCCCGTTTCCCTTTAAACAGGAACAAATAAACTTCGCTTTCGATTTCGGAAAGAATATCTTCCAATTCTTCCTCAAACCCGAAACTAACAGAGCTTAATTTAATGCGTGGACTATTAATGGCCGTTTTCATGTTATTAGAGACGGTATATAACCCCGTAAGAATAACACCTACATTATCATCCTGCCCACTCAAAGACACGCCGCGAACCTCTATATTTTTAAGAACCTCATCGGCATAATCGCGCGCAAAATCCTGCTGTTTTTTGTTAGCCTTGAAATCCGTAGATTCAACAACCGACAAGAACGACGTAATATTAAATATACGTCCCATAATAGGCCGCAAGCGTTCAAAGCATTTGCGCAAATCGGGATGTATATCTTTTGCGCTCTCTACATGATACTTATTAGTGTAGCTTTCATTTCCGGAGACTTCTGTCACCTCATAATGTACGTCTAATCCACCATCTTTTACTAATTTTACCTTTGACAAAACAAAGGATTTCTCATTTGGAATTAACATCACATTTTCTGCCATAATTGTTTTTTTTAAAAAATTAGAAATCATTTTCGCCTAATAAGGCTTTAACGTTTGTACTTGTATCATCAACCACCTCCGGAACACTATTTATCGGCGTTAATACTGGCGAGGGGTCATTAAATTCTATTGAACGTTTTACCTTCTTTGTTTTCTTTGTTGGTTTCGTTTCTTTTTCAAATTTGACCTTTAACTGCTCCGGCTCGTATTCCTTTGGCTTCAACTCGATAACGCCTTTATCTACCAATACAGGCACACAACGAACTAACGCCCTTACATCATCTAAAGCATTATGCGCCGGAAAGTGTTCGCCAGGGAATAACTTTTCATAAAGTTCCGATAGTTTAGGGAATTTCCCCGGCTTGCCGTTTTCTTTTAATGCTCCTACAAACTTAATAGTTTTCATCATAGTATCAATGCGTTTTCCCTTGAAAAGTGCATCTTCTACGTTTTTACTCTCATAATACTCCTTTCCCATTAAACGAAGAATCATGGCTTTTATTATGGACGTATCAAAGTATATGTTATGACCTATCAGCAAACGAGCCTTTAAACAGTCCTCTATAAATTCGCCTATAATATCTGCGAACCTTACGCCATTCTCTAAAGCTTTTAGCTGGGTAATACCATGTATTGCGATTGATTCTTCCGGAATACTCCAAAATTCAGGATATATAATAAAGCTTCTTTCTTTGCCATTAATTACCCATGCAATTTGCACAATATTAGGGAATGTTTCAAAATCTTCATCCCATTTAGCTCCCTTAGAGGGAATGCCAGTAGTTTCTACATCATAGAAACAAATATTATCTAATACGTTCTTATTCATAAAATAACTCCTTTTGTTGTTCTATATTAATTGTCTTTTTTACATATTCTGCATGCGCCACCCACACACAGCCACATTTAAGGCATTTCAACCGGCTAAACCCGTGGGGCGTATATTTATATCGTATAATACGCCAACTTTTTAACGGGTAACATTTACGGCTTTTATGGCATTTACAAAACATTCTTTCTTATTATTATTGCTCGTGTTTCTATTGGTGTGCCGCTGCAATTAAACTCACCTTGTGGTATGTTGAATACTTCACCATTCACAGAAGAAATCCATGCGCGGAAATCTTCGCATTTCTTTTCATTTGAAAATACCCAATGCTTACTTGTAATGGCAGCCAACGTACCGCCTTCTTTAAGAAACTCGTACATCATACGCACATGGTCTATGTCCTGATTGTGTGAAAATGGCGGGTTCGCTATTATTTTAGAATATGTTGAATGTTCCCCCTTCGTGAAATCATCGCCTAAAATCCTTACGTTTTCCATCTTTTGCAGGAACTCCTTGTTTTCAGGCATCAACTCGTAACAATCAACAATGACGGACGGATTAGAACGGTGTATGGATTTTATTAGACCTCCACGCCCTGCACTTGGTTCCAACACGCTATCCTCATCGGAAATTCCACCGGAAATCATGAGTAACCAGTCCGCCACATTGGGCGGAGTCTCGAAAAATTGAAAATCCTGTTGCAAATTGCACCGTTTCCCATCGTGTAGTATCGAGAATACGCGTTCAGCATTGAACGGGAAAACAAATCCTTGTACCTTTCCCCCTCTCCAACTTCCCCCGGCTTCCTCAATCCATTTCTTTGCCTCTGAATACGAGTTCTTATTGAATTTGATTCTTGGAAGCTTTAATATGTTGTTTTCAAGCGTGCAATGTTTTAAAATGTCCTCTACGCACCATTTATTCCCATCGTCAACTTTTTCACTTTTTTTAGATGCGATTACATTCGGAGCAAGCATGGAGCTTATTTTGCTTACCATCTTATTAGAGGCATCCATAAATACGTTTACACTCCCAATGGCATGAAGGAGGAACTCGGTATCCACGTGTCCCGTTTCGTCGTAGATATCTACCCCGTCTGACAGTTCCGACAACGAATTCAACATTTCAACGCTACCAGCTAACGCTTCGAGTAAAACATGCTTTTTGTTCTTCATAACTTTTCTGTAAATAAATTCTTGTTGTGTCCATGTTTGCATGTCCCAATAAGTCGGCGAGCAGCACAATATCATGGTTTTTCTTTAAAAACATTTTTGCAAAGAAATGTCTGAAGGCGTGCGGGTGCATCTTTTCTAAAGGAATGCCGCAACTCTTTCCCCATGCCTTCATGTCTGAAGAAAGCCCCCGTGAGGAAATCTTTCCGTATTTTCCCATTGCCAAAATCCCGGTTTTCCCTGTCTCCTTGACGTACGCCTTGGCTTCTTTCCGCAATTGGTCCTGGAAGAAAAAGCGGCGGTACTTGTTTCCTTTGCCTTTTAACGTCACCTCGCCGGAGATGATGTCCTCCCATGTGAACTGCATGAATTCTGACAGGCGTGCCCCGGTTGTCCCGAGCACCTTGATGAAGAAATAATAATCCTTGTTTTTCTTTGTTTTGAGATATTCCAAGAGGCGGTTGTATTCTTCTTCCGTAGGTATGTTGTTGGTTTCCAGTTTGCGTTGCTGTTTCGGGCGTTTCAGTTCAAAAGGTTTCTTTTTCCATTTTGCGAATTTTTCAAGGGCTAAAATCCTCAGCCTGATTGTCTGCGGTGAAAGGGCTTGCTCTTCAAGCGTACTGACATACATCTTGGCATTAGACATGTTCACCTCATTGGCGTACTCAAAAAATTTTTTCAGGGAAAAATAATACATGTTGAGCGTATGGGGCGAATAATCGAAATTTTCGTCAAGCCATGCCATGAACCCATTTAATTGTTCTTTGTTTTTATCCGAGACAACACTGAGTTTCTCCAATGTTTTCACTTTTGACTTTTTCTTCCTATTGTAACCCTTTCCGCAAAAATTGAGGAAATCACATATTGCCGTCCCACATGAGTAATCATTGGCCATTTCAAGGGAATGTTCCCGTTTAAATGCCATAAATCCACGCCTGTCAACACTGCTTGCACTTTCAAGGAAACCTAATACATGCTTTGCGTAGCGTGCCTTAGTAGCGTAGAAACGGTCTGCCTCATTTAAATAGTACATGTAATCGATAAACAACTGTTGCCTTATTCCATCCATTTTCATTTATATTATTGTCGTTTGTCCATATAATTAAATCACTTAAATTGTTTTAGGGTCCTCTATATATATACTAAAATCTTCCGCAGCAATTTGCTTTAATGTTTCTATATGCTCAACGAGTTCTGCATTACTTAGTTCCGCAACCGACTTTATCCGTGTATTGTACTTACCGGTATCTAAGTCTGCATTTTGTTCGTACATGATAGGGGACATTTCACGCAATCTTTTCTCCGTTTGTTCATCGGTTAAACGCTCGCCATTTTCCCAAAACGCCGACTTAAAAGAAGGGACTACACAATTAAAATAATACCCCTTTAAGGCGGCGGAGCTCCCTTTTGATGCTATGTGGAAATTTGCAATAACTCTGCACCCCTTATGTAAGGCAAAGAAACTGTTTATTTCATCCATATACATTAAAAGACGGCCTTTATTATTTATTGTCCCCGTCAGACTGAAACTCTTTTTTTTCATTCTCTAAAAGTATTTTCATCGCTTTATTAAATGCCTCTCCGCCTACACTAAGAATAAATGTTCGGACTGTTTTAGGGTAGTTTGAAGTTTTATTCATAGTCTGTTCGTAGACCTCTATAAATTTTGTCTTATTCCAAACGCCATCATTTTTGAGCCTATCAATAGGATGCGAACGTAACCGGCCACCTTTAAACCCTATCGCGTCTTTCCTGATATAGTCCAATTCAGATAATAAACGTCCTAATTCATTCTTAAATACAACGGTTTGGTGTACATCGCTTATCGTCATTTCTTTTACTTTCATCTTATTTTCAATTCATTATTCATTTTCCGTATATTCTTCTATTATTAACTCATCCTGTCCGCGTTTAACCTCTTCGATGAATCCCTGGAACCCGTTCTCCTTTGCGATATTTATAATAGCCTGTAATCTGTTTTGCCCCAAACTTTCACCGCGTGCAATCCGGAATACCTTAACCGTTGGGTTACTTGCTATAATCAATTTGGCCGCTACTTCCATTATTTGACTATCTGACACCTTACCGGCAATAAATGGCACGCCGTTTAACTCTAAACCTTCGTTAGTAAATGATAGGCCGGGAATAGGAAGTTTAGAATCTGATATTAAATTCTCTCGTTCTGACGCTAATTTCTCTAATCTCTTTTCCATTGCATCAACATCCTTCGCAACGGAATCGCGTAGCCTTACCTTCTCTTTGTATTCGGATACAATACGACACTTTTTATTATATTCTTCTGCCGCCTTTAGACGTTCTGCGGTATCCAATTTTTCGGGATTGTCTTTTTCGTATTCTTCTAACCATTTATCAGCATTCGCCTTACGTCTTTCTAAATCGGCCCTTTCTTCCTCTATACTTTTTAACTGATTCGCTTTGTCGGTTTCTACTTGTTTAGAATCCTCTGTTAACATGTCTTGCGCTTCCTTATACGCTTTCTCTGCTAAAGCCAATTTTTCTTCATACGCTTTACGAGCTTCTATTAAACGAGATTTTATATTTCCTATCTTGTTTAAATAATCCTCATCTACTTGCTTTATCCGTTCGGGGATAGCCGATAATTGTATTATACGCTGTTCACGACTGGCGCGTACTGTCTTAGCCTTTTCTATTAATTGCGCAGCGACTTGTTGCTCCTGCATCAATGTGGTTATATCTTTCGGAACTGTGAATTTTTCCACATCGCCGGACGATAAATTATTTTCGGCCTCTGCACATAACACATTATATTGCTTTAATTCACGATTTGAAAACAAACGTTTGTCTTTCAAATCTATTACCTCGGAATCAATTTCGGCTATTCTTTTACGCACTTTTTCCGGTAATAAGGACTTAACAACTTCTATTTGTTTCCGTCTTCCTTCTGCCGTTTCTGACCATCTCGAAAACTCTACTGCATCAAAATCGGTATAACATAATATTTTCTGTAACATGCTTACATTATCAGAACGAATGCCGCTACTCTTTTGAGTTATTGAAAGCGTTCCGCGTGGATTAGATTTAGTATAACGTAATTCAACCTTATACTCCTCGCCATCATCTCCGATAACCATTCGCGCAAAACCTTTATTTTCGCCATTCTTTAATACGGCATCTCGCGCTCCAGTAAGCAAAGCTCCAATCGCTTTTAAAACAGTACTTTTGCCTAACTCATTATCTCCGGTAATAAAATAGACATTACCTTCAAAATCGGCGTTAAACTTGCTAATAACTTGAAAATTTACAAGTTCTAATCTTTTAATTATCATACTCTCTTTTTTGTTTTAATACTAAGAATCCGCTTAGACGGTTGTTGAACTTTCAATAATGCAAAGATATAATTTATATTTTAAACGCGCAAACTTTTTTTAGAAATATCTATTTCCTTTTTTTCGTATCATAATTAATCGCCTTTCTCCTTAATCCGTTCCAAAACATCCCTATTAGCTTCTAATATTTCATCAAAAGAAGGAATAGGTTGCCAGCATATAACTTTAATATCTCGCCTTGTAAGTTCCTTCCCCGGATAGGATTCCCCACTATCTCTAACACACACGCCATTTTTATATGTAAATATATCTACATACCTACGTGATTCTGCCTCCCTATCATAATATTTATAGTAAAACAAGAAGCCTACTAAAATACGCTTCCCTTCTTCCTGCAAACGTTCTTTTACGCTTATCCACGAAAAATATTTTTTCATCCATTCTGCACCACTGGCAAAAGCCTGTTTATCTAAATTCATAATTCAAATAGTTCTTTTTGTTTATATACATTGCCGTTTTTCAGTCTCACTTCGCCCAAACACTCTTCCCTAAAGCGTTTTTCCTGCATATTGAAATATTCTTCGTCTATTTCAGTTCCCCAAAAATCAAAACCCATTTTATAGGCGGCTATTCGGCTGCTCCCGCTACCCAAATGAGTATCTAAAATCCTATTCCCTGGTTTAGCAAATGTTTCTAATAGGAATTTATATAAGGCAACCGGTTTCTGCGTCGGGTGTATCCTCACCTCTTTATTTTTCATATCCTCCTGTAGAAATCCGCTCCATCTAAAAGCAAACAATTTCGCAGATTTATTAAAAGAGGTCCACGCTAATTCACAGTCCGCAAAATCTGTTTTCCCGTTTTTCTTATCCCATACGACCCAGCACGGACTATCATACGGTATTTGTGATATAAAATGATTTGCACCGAATATTATTTGATTCTTTGACACTCTCATTAATTCATCAAATAAATGTTTTTGGGGTTTAGCTCTATCCCATGTTTTAGGCGCGTACTGTTTTGCTTTTGCTCTATTGCCTCGCGAATGGTTTTTTAATCCATCTTCACCTATCCCGTAGGGAGGGTCTATTATTGCTAAATCATAAAAAGCGTTTGGAATATCTTTCATATATTCCATACAGTCCATATTATATACTTCGCTTATCGGCATAATTATACGACTTTATTTTATATATCATTTTTAGTACCTAATAAATGCTTTGTCTGTTCATTATCCGGAATACATTTAATATAACTTTCAGATACGCATCCATACCGAAAAACATCTTCCTTATAATTACTGAAAAAATCGGCTTTCCATTCATCCATATTATTCAAATCCGAAAAGGAAGTTCGGCGTACAATCGCATTCATGACAAATAATATTAATCCATTCCGGTTTAATTCTTTGCGTCTTTCCTCTGCATAAATTTGACATGTTTACGCGTTGCGTGTTTTCATTCGCGCCACTAAATAACTTTTTCGCGATTTCTTGTTTTAACACTTTCTTTCCGTTAGCCTCTGATTGGGCAATAGCTTCGTTTACTTTCAATCTCATTTCTATAAGTTTTAAAAAATTCTTGGTTTATCATTAATATATAGTCCGCAATTAGGGCACATTTTTTCTACCCATTTAGGCGGCTCTTCATCATCATATAAACTACATTCGTAATCCGTAACCTCCATAAAAGAACCGCATTCGGGGCAGTCCCCATCACCTAATAATGTTAGATTCATTAAGGCCATATAATCACTATATTTTATACTGCTTATTCCCATATCTTTAAACACATCTAATATATCTAATATCAATGTATCTAAATCTATACATTCTCGGAGAGTTTTACCGAAATAAAAAGAATCATTTATTAATATATCCCATTTCGGGCAATAATCAATAATAATACTTGATATTGTTTCCGGCGTTTTACTGGCTCTGCCTGCCAAATGCTTTAAATTCTTATCGTCTTTTACTTTCATTTCTCTCCCTTTCCTTTGACTATGCAAATTTAATATTTAAATATAACATGTGCAATTTTATTTTTAACCACTCGTATAAATATATAATTTTTATATTCATGATAGAGGATATATAATTTAATATAGTATCTTTGTGGCGTCTATAAAATGAAACTCTCTTTTTTCTTGGCTGATAGGTTTATCTTTGTTGTTTACCTATCAGCCTTTTATTTGCCTTATTCCCATATCAGTTATTTTTGTTTTCCGGAAACCCGTCCGGCCGGTTGTTGTCTAACTTAGAAAGCTTTGGGCTTTATAGCTTCATTTAATCGGATGCCGAACCCTCATTAAACCCTTCGGAGATACTGTCCATCTTTCTTCTCTTACGGCTTTCGCCTTATAACCGGTCGTTTTGGATACTCTTAGTCAACCGGTGGGGGCTTTCTTTGTTTGACACTACAAAGATAGTGCGTTTATTTTAAACGTGCAAATTTTAGATTAAAAAAAGAGGGATTTTTTTCAAAAAAAAAAATAAGTCATTAAAATAACACTTATTTCAGGCGAATTTTAAATTTAAGCTACTTTCTAATCGAAACAATGTATTTATATACCCCCAACAAGAAAAATGTCTTAGAATTGATTTTTTAAGGCCAAAATAAAAAGAGGGCGAAAAACCACCCTCCACTAATACCTAAAAAACAGATGATGAAAAAACTCCTTAACTATTAACTAAGCACTACAAAGATATATTTATTTCCGGATAAAACAATCTTGTTATGGATAAAAATATTTATTGCGACACAAAGATAGTCATTTTTTATATTCCCATTGGAAACCACCTGCATTTTTCAGTTTCCCGGTTATTGCTTTTTTTATTGAACTATGCGCAATGTTTGTTTGTCTTTCTGCTTCTCTCATACTTTCATATTCTGCAATAACTTTTCCATCTTTTATTTGTCTTACTGATTGCATTAAATATTTGTAGTTTTTAATCTGTTTTGCGGTATGCGAATATCTTAATTTAGATATTGGATTATTTGCATTTTCTTTCCTTGTTACCCATCTTAAATTTTCAACTTTATTATTCTTTCTATTCCCGTCTTTATGGTCTATTTCGGGCAAATTATTAGGGTTATTTATAAATGCTAATGCAACTATCCTATGAACCGTTTTTGTTTCTTTTTTACCATTACACAATACAACAATATAATATCCGTATTTATCTATTCCGGGCGATAATATTTTTCCTTGTGTTTTAGATATTTGCCCATTTTTTCTATAAATAAGACGTGACAATGATTTAATACGCCCATAATTACTAACTTGATATATCCCTACATATCCGGGAATATCTTTCCAAATCTCATTTTCCATAATATGCCAACTTTTAAGAACTGCCAACAAATAAGAAATGGGGACGGGCTATTGGCTTGCCCTTTCGGTCGGTTAATTACTCCGCCTATCCCCATTGCAAATATACTACTTTCTTATTGTAACAACTTCAAATCCTAAAATTTTTGTATGTGGATTTCGGGAAATAATACGAAAGTCACGGTTTTTTATTTTCTTGGTTTTCCACAAAAAATTAAGAAACCTCTTATATTCTATGGTTTCCACAATTAAAATACTGTCCCGGTTTATAAATGTTCCGGTAAACTTTCCGTCCGGTGTCGCGCATCCGTTTAAGGAAAACCACGGGTCGGAAATATCAACGCATTCTAAAACGGTTGTTGTTGTATCTCCGGGCAAATATACAATACTATCACGTACATTACCACTTAATTTTGTTATGGTTTCCATTTGTGCGGATGTTACGTTTTGCAATTCCCTGTTTTTTAACTGCAAACTTTTGATTAATTCCGCATCGCTTTCCCGATACTTTTTATATTCGGATAACTCTAACTCCAATACCCCAACACATGCGGCATTCAAACTATCTAAAGCCCGATAATACTTCACATCGTTCAATAATACCGCGTTATTACGTTTATAGGTGTCTCTATCGTGTTTTAGTTGGCTTACCCTTACATTAAGGAAATAAGCCACTAAAACAACAACTAAGACACCTAATATTATTATTATTTTCTTCATTCTTTAATCGTTTGACGTTGCAAGAACCTCCAGCACTTCCGACATATTAGCATCGACAATAAGATTAATATACACTCCATTATTTATTAGACTAAAAAAGTTTAAATGATAACGCGTATCTGATTCTGCACTAAACGAAACGGAATACATATTTTGGTTTGCGTTATTTTTTTCTAAATCGCATAACGCCAAACATACATTGTTATCTCCCATTATACCACGCATTTCCACAAATTTAGAGGCATAATTATTATTAATAGCCTGAACCGGTGTACTTTTACTTATATTACCGAAAAGGAGGTTATAACGTTTATCCGCATTTAGATTATAGCACGGTAATACACTATCTTTTACGTTATATACTTGGTTCTTTAGTACATTGCCTTGACTTGCTGCTAATACTTTGTTAGCCGCTATCGAATCTAAGTTATTTACAATATCATCCTTTGTTAAATAATTACCCCCCCCCGAATCAATATCTTTTACAACTACTTGGAACGTATCACCGCTTAACGTGATTTGAAGGGCTTTTTTATCTCCGGCGTGGTTATATTCAATATAAAACATATCGTCTTCTATTGAAAAAGCGGTTGCCTTTATAATCAAGTTTTCGCCCTGAATGAATACGTTTACGGCTAAATGATTCTCTATAATATACTTCATCATATCGCCCGAAAATCCGGTTATTTCCGTAAATTCGTCAATATCCAACGTCTTGCCGGTTTGGTCTAATATGAAATCCTGCAATATCAAAGGATAAGAGTGTAAAACCATATCATTTAGGATAGGAGCCAAATGTATAGCTCCCTCATTCCCCATTTTATAAACGTCTACTTCGATTCTTTTAAATAACTCTTCCATAACAAACACTTTTAATAGTTTCAAAAATCACTTTACTAACTCTATTCCGTCCGTCTTCCGACTGAATAAAATCACAATCTTTGCGGGTATCCATGAAGAAACTCTCCACTAACACCGCCGGGCATTTGGTGTGTTTTAATATATAAAATTGGCTTTCCTTGTCGGGGTCTCCGTCGATTGTATCTTTGCGTATTTTCCAACCGTCCGGAGCAAATTCTTTTTCAGCCTCTTTATATAGTTCCGTTGCTATCAAATCGGCTTTTGTTTGGCCGACGGACGTATAAGCCTCCCAACCGGTGCCACCGCCTGCGTTTGCGTGTACGCTTATAAGAAAGCATTTACCGGAGGTCTCTGAATATATCGCGTTTGCACGCTTACAACGTGCCGACAAAAATACATCTTTTGTCTCCGGTACTAATATTCTATACTGAATGCCTTCTGCCTCTAACATCGAACTAACACGCTTGACTATATCACGGTTGAACTCCCATTCAAACAACTGCGTACCATCGTCCCAAACCGGCGAACGCTTACCGGCTGTATCAATACCGTGCCCGTTGTCTAATATTGGTATAAAAACCTGTTTCATCCTTTGACCTCCTTTTTATTTTCCATTTCTTCCTTGCATCTCTCTATAATAGGCTTCCAGTACGAAGGCATAATGCGCGTAAATTCTAACCGGACTACATGGTATATTATCCTTAATCCTATGTTTTGCGGATATGCTTTTACGTAGTTCTTCAAGCCATTGCACAAATATACATATAATAAAACATACGTAAGTGATTTCATTGCCATTAATGCACCTTTTAAGTCGCCACATTGAGAAATGGCAATATAAACAGCATATAACAAAACAATATACAGCAATAATTCGGCCAAAGAGTTTTTAAATTTTCTCATGGAGAAATTATTGCACCTTACTATACTAACACCGTCCGCACGCATGCCTGCAATGACATTAAAAGCAAACATCACAACCAAAGCGATAAAAAACCCCTTTGTCGGTGTGAAATAAGCAAGTATCGGACTAAATGCCGATACTGCTATAAATCTAAAATATTCCAAATCTATTTTCATACTTCTCTATATGTTATTATAAACGTTCCTTCGCCTGTGCTATCAATGCTAAGGAATGACCCTGTTTTAATACCGTCCACCGTCGCGAACTCATCTATAATACGGCTTTCAAAAGATAACGACCAATCCGAATTATTGTTATAATACATTCCGCTTAGGAACAAAGTATTTTTATCGGTTCCGTCAGAATCGCGTATCATTGTCTTTACGCCGTCTCTAAAATCTAATACATCTTGTGCAGTTATTCCGGCAGAATTTATTTCTGCTAAGGTCATTGTACTATCGGATTTAGCTATAAAGGCACGGAAACCGACATTTAACAATGGCTTATAAATATTTTGTATAGGCGCGTCGGTTGTTATGGTCATTACCGTAAACTTGCTATTAGTAATAACCAATTTAATATAACGTCTTACTACCGAATAAGTTTCCGGATTGGTGTACATAGTAGAGAAAACCAACTCCCCGTTATCATTATTACCACCTTGGAAATTACCTACCGTTTTCAGATTCCATACGATTAAGTCTTTTCGGTCATTGTTTGATAGCACGCTAACAAATATCTTCCTATTATCTCGTATAGGTCCTTGTATTACGTCTATATAGGAGCCTCCAAGCATAGATTCTATTTGTGAAGTTATGCTTATCGTTTTTGTTCCGAACTTATCAGATTGCGTAAGTAAATTATTAAGTACATATATATTCTTTGCTAAATTGTCAGCCTGTGTTGCAATCTCCTTAATTTGGTCTAAGAATACAGTAGTAACCGACCAATTAGAGTAATTTATACTTCCACCTGCATTTGTTCGTGTAGCCTTTAAAGATATTACCTTTCGCCCTGTGGCCACTCCGGTAAATTCCAGTACTTGTTGTTGTTGTAGGTTTGTTCTTGCCAATGTCATAGGTACAAGTTCGCTACTATTATTAAAATAGAAGAAACTTGTAATAGCTTCGCCATATAGGTCCAAAGCTATAAGCCTATCTAAAATAACTTTATCACTATTCGAAAGTGCGCCATTATTGGTCGGGATAGCTTGCATATACATTCTAAGTTCATAGGCTCTTTGTGCCCATGACCAGGAACCCTCCGATTCAGTTCTAATTACTGATGCGTTAATAAATGAGCATGATGTAGTTCCGACTTCCTCCTGATATTCAAAATATTGTACTTTAGTTTCTCCGGCATCTGTGTACTGTGTTATACGCAACATGCGAGCTACCTGCGTATTTTGCACACGGTACGTGCCTACATAGATATGTAGACCGTCTTCTATATTATTAAATACATCAAATTGGGCGTTTTTATTGAAATCGAAATATTCATCTAAATGCTCTATTTTTACCCCTCCGCTATCCTTTAGAATATCCTGAATGCTTTTAGCGTTTGCAATACTTGTGCCGCCATCGTACCCTCCGGCATCAACAAAATAGACTTTTCCGTTAGTTCTGTCTATAATCATAGCCGATTTACGCTTATCATTGCTTGAACCGATACCAAAATTAAACAGACCATTTGCGACCACGGCGTTATACGTACCGGCAACATGGCCGCCTACTTCTGCTGTCACTGTCCCCTGTCCTTCGGCATGAGCGTTCGCGGCTCCGGCCATTGTTTCCTGTCCTTCGGCATGAGCGTTAATATATGATGCCCTTGTACTCGTGCCCTCCGCGTGGGAATAATCGCCTGACGCGGTGGTATGCTGTCCTTCTGCGTGAGATGCTATTCCCTCGGCTAAAGACATATAGCCCTCCGCGTGCGACCATTTGCCGGCCGCCTGTGTTTCATCCCCTTCGGCGTGTGACGCATCACCATCAGCCACAGTAATACGCCCTTCTGCATGCGAATTATTCTTGTTTGCTTTTGTATTATAGCCTTCTGTGTGCGAATTTATACCACTTGCTACCGTTGAATCTCCTTCTGCGTGAGCATTACTGTTTTTTGCTTTTGTATTATAGCCCTCTGTGTGCGAATTTGAACCACTTGCCACCGTTTTTTGGCCTTCCGCGTGGGAATAATCGCCGGACGCCTGTGTTTCAGTCCCTTCGGCGTGTGACGCATCACCATCAGCCACAGTAACACGCCCTTCTGCATGCGAATTATTCTTGTTTGCATGGGTTTGGAATCCTTCTGCATGGGAATTAACACCTACCGCCTCTGTTTCTTGTCCTTCCGCATGAGAATTAACTCCACTTGCGTTATTTAATTGTCCTTCTGCATGGCTATTTTGTCCGTTTGCTATCGTTTTATTTCCTTCTGCATGACTATCTTGTCCTTTTGAAATTGTATAACCTCCTTCCGCATGCGAATGCGTTCCTTGGGCTTGACAATTATAACCCTCCACATGAGATTCCGCACCAGTTGCAATGCCTTTAGTCCCTTCCGCATGTGATGAATATCCATTTGCTTTAGTGACACTTCCTTCCGCATGGGAATAATTTTCGGTTGCTTTATTATTAACATAATCATTAAACACTTCACCTTTATCCTTTGATACGCCTATAAAAATAGGTGTAAAATTCCATACTGTACCGTTTGTACTTGTTAATATACCAAGTTGATTAACAGTAATAGCAGTATTTCCCGAATTTTTAAAATTCGTATAGGTACCTACTTCTACAGTGATATAGAAAGAATTTCCTTCTACCACAACGGGAACCGTACTTTTTGTAGCAATGCCTAAGAATTGATACTCTGGACCCAATGTGTCCACCATTGATAATAAAACCGTCTGAAGTACATTTCCGGTTATCTCATAATTTCCGTTTTCCTTGATAACAGCTTTTATACTCTCTTTGATTTGGTCGTATGCCATAACTTTAAAATTTAGAGGTTATTAAATTCGTTTTCGTTTGGTTTAATATTAAAGTCGTTATTAAAGTCGTTATTAAAGTCGCCACGAAAGACGCTACCTAATTTCTTAACAACTGTATTAGTTTGGAACTCAATTTCTACGGAGGCTAAATCGCCTTGCGTTTCCCATTTTGGCGTAAATAGGAACGTATCGCATTTATATAAACGTCCGAAACTGTCCTTTATACTAATATGGTCGCTTAACCGGATTAAACGCATAACATCGCAAAGGTATTCAGGCGCAAGGATATTAAACCGATATACTTTTTCCGAAAGTTGTTTAATCGGAAAGAAATAACCGTCCCTTTCTTCGCCTTCTTCCTCAAATGTATAATCCGGCTTTCCTATTTCAGTACAGAAATAAACACGGTTTCTGAATGTCGGGTTTCTATATACAATTATACCTGCATCACAATATAGCGTATCATCATCGTACCACTCTATCGACAGATAATTTTCAGAATCATTTATTATCGTAAATATGTCCGAATACCATGTATTAACGCCATCATTTAAAACGGCATAATACATTCCTATCGGTATTTTTCCCTGCAAGGGGAAATAAGCCGGATACACAATAACCTCCATTTTATCGGTATTTTCCGGCTTTGCTAATTGTAAGCCAGTTAGAACCATTTGTTCCGTTATATCCAAAACGAAAACCCCGTCTTTAGTATATAACTTAACGTTAGGGTTAAATACCTCGTTTGGCTTCCTCAATATCTGAAAGGGCAAAAGACTATGCGCAGGAGTAAATAACGGGTATATATTCCCGTAAGCATAACTTTTCCGACTGTTTTGTTTGTCTATATTGTCGTACCACGGCAATACACTCAAATTATTATTTTCGTTCATATCTCCTCCGTATTAAATTTTAATTCGGCTTCCGCTGACCTACTCGACAAATTTACAGATAATTTGCTAATCTGACCATTTCCGACAAATGTTTTTATAATTCCGTTCGGGTTTATATCATCTTGCCCAATAGGGAATACTACTGTTTGTTTTTTCTTTCGTTCTATTCCCTTAACCGTGATTTCTTTTTCGTTGATTCTCGCCCGACGCGCCGGTAAATCATATATCCAGTATGTAGGCTGTAAATTCACAAAAGCAAGAAAGCCGTTTTGAAGCTCTGAAATTACATTATCAAACATTAAACTAACAAACGGTACTTTATATTGCCCGTCTACTAAGTTAGCCGCAAATATTGCGAAGCCGTCTTGACTTATATTATCAGGATTGCAAAGCATATAATCTATATCGGAAGTAAAATTAGAAACCGTTATATCTTCTTTTTTATCCGCTTCTACATACTTGCTTAATATCTCTATCGGATACCCGTTAAAAACTTTAGTGCAGTCATCCATCCACGAAAATTCATATCGTGAAGACATTTCCGGCTTATCAAACTTATACGAAGATTGGCCGAATGCAATAGGTTTATAATTCCGCTTGTTGGCGATTTGCGTTAAATCTAAAACCATCTCCGGCGATAAAACGTAACTACCACCATTTTTAAAATATAAAATATGCTCTATTCTTAATTTATCATCCTCTATAAACCAATACAATTTATACGTATTTGCCAGCATAGACATAATTTGCTGGAATGTAGTAGGCGCCTTTTGTGCCGGTGTATTATATATCCCGTTTATTATGTTAGATTTCGGCGTTATTAATAACGTCTGATTCGGGGTGCCTGTTATTGGGTTTGTCGCACCGTATAAAAATTCACTGTATTCACTCGTAGGCAAATGAGTAACGCCCGGCGCAATCTGACCCAACAAAACGGATATAACGCTCCATAGTGGGAAATTGTCGGGCACTATATATTCTTTACGTCCGGACTTCTCGAAAATACTATCCAATACCGAGGAACTAAACCAAACGGATGTATTTAGCCATTTACTTTGCCCTAAAGGGTACATTTTGGCTAATGTAATAAGCACTGGAGGCGCGAAATATTGCCCCCATCCCGTTTTACCGTATTCCGTTGGCGTGTCTGAATAACGATTTGAGATATACGCTATATCTACATCATACCCGATTGCATGAGTATAATTTTTATTATTTCCTACAAAATCATCCGAAGGAATCGGCTGCGTTGTATTGCCTGATATTGTTTCTACATCGCATATCAAACGGGCATATATACTATAAGAATACATATAGCCCTTTAATGTGCCTACCATTCCACTGCCTTCTTCCGGCGTAAGCGTAAATTCTAAGGTATCTAATATTGGCGTATTGCCGATTATGTCTTTCACAAAATAATATAGCCTCATATTATCCGTGGTCCGGACTAATGCTATTGCAACCCTATTAGTTAACGGTCCTATTTCGCTATATCGTATGTGTAACCGATAGGTATTCAAATAAGGGTGCGACAAATCACCTTCATAAAAAACCGGAGTCGCGTCGTCAGGGTCTAATATCTGCATATTTCCGACATAATTACGGCCTAAATCTTCTAAAGCACCCCCTTCTGCGGTCAAATCTATTTCCTTTAATAGCTGTGTGAAATAAAACCAATACTTATTTTTTAAATCGCTTCTATTGTCCACCGCTGTTAATACGTCCTGCTCCCACGACATCCCCGATATAAAACATGAAATCTTATCATCGCCGGGAAGGTAGACTTGAATAATCGGGCGTTTTGTGATAGTTAGGCTTTCAATTTCCGGCGTTAAGGGAATTAAATCGTATTCCTTCTCTAATCCGGCTAATATATCGTTATACTCATCGAATACGTCGGGTTTAACCTCTACTGTCATATCGTCTAAACTTATGGTACAGTCGGTTTGCATGAATTTTCCCGACCAATATTTCTCCCAACTTAACCCCAAATCGTTAGATTTAATGATAGTGACATAATACACCGTAGAGAAATCACACGCCATTATAAATTTATAATCGTCAAAAGTATAAGTTAAGTTTCCGCTTAACTTTTTCCTATAAAATTGCTGCGAAGTCTCTAACTCATACTCTAAGCTTAAATCGTCTTTATATACCGGCTTTGTGTATTTGAATGATGCTTTTAAAACGGCCTTATTTCCGTCCCTTCTTTGTGATACAACTATGATTTGGCAACCGTCCGGTACATCTACCGTTAAATTGAAGTTAGCATCTGAAATGGAGGTGCCGCTCCCTTTCATAAACTTTTGTAGATGTACATCAAAATACATTGCATATCCTTGCCTGAAACGGTTATAAGAACCTATAATGTTTATACGCATTCCGGCTGACACCGGAAAAACGTATAAATCGCTGTACATATCAGTAATCACGCTACCGTTCGCGCTTATGGAGCTATCTTTAATAACATATAACGGCTCCATTTCGGTTAATTCGGGGTTATATCCGTATTCTTGATAATCTACCGAAAGCAAGAATTTATATATAGGGTTTATCATCTTAATTTCCTTGTTAAGTTCTTATATTCAATTATAATTCTCCCGTCTTTATCTAAGTATGTACGCCTTTCGCCTTGTTTCTTTATTGCGTTTACGTCCCTTTCTAATTTGCTTAAATCCGCACCGGAACTGGCACCAATAGAAATTAGGTCTGCCCCTTTGTATGCGTTTAGATACTTATGCGCAAACGTCCCGTTATTCATAGAGTTTATTACGTCCGGAATATATCGACGGAAACGGCGCGAATTTCGTTTGTTTATCACGGCGAAAAATTCTCCACCTTCTGCCCTGCGTCGTGTACCATCCGGTTTTTGCCCTAAATCTATATCGTTTCCGGATTGATGGCTACCACCTTGCAAAAGTTCGACAGTTCCTTCGCCATACGTTTCAGTACCTGAATTTTTCGCCATTTGTGCAGCCTTTATCTTAGATGCAGCAAAGCTTCCCCACATTACAGCAATAGCCGGAATCGCGCCCCATATACCCAACTGCCGCCAAATTAATGCGGTCGCCGTTACAAGCGAACTAATTTGTTGTGCTGTGTCTATTGCTTGCTGCTGACGTTGTGCCTTTTGTTGCTCTTTCAAGGCTTTTTGTTCGTTCTTTTTAGCGTTTTCTAATTCCTTTTGTGCATAAGCTACATTTGAAGCGTATCCGTTTGCCCTCGCTTGTAATTCGGCCTCTAATGCCGTTTGCGCGGATTCTACTTCCTTTTGTGCCGCTTCTACCGCCCTATTTGCCGCATCAACTTTAGCCTGCGCCAACGTATTCAACGCCTCTATGGCATAAGACACAGAAGTATTTATGGCTTCCTTTTGGTCATCATTCAGATTAAGCCCTAAAATACTATATATATCCTGCGTTTTATCTTTCTTTTTTGATTCCTCGATTTGCTGGTTTATTCGTTCTATTTGGTTTTCTATCGTTTGTACCTCAACATCAGACATTTTAACCGCCGCCTGCTGATTTAATTCTAAAATCTTATTTAGCCTGTCTTTTTCAGCTTGCAGCCGGAATTGTGTTTTCTTTTCTTCCGTTGTCTTTAGTAAATCAAACTCGCTTTGTGCAAGTGCCTGCCGTTGGTCAAAAATACGCAGTTCCGCTTGTATCTGCTTGTCGGCGTATTCTTGAATTAGTGCCGTTCTTTGTGTATCGAATCCGGCATTTATCGCGCCGGTATCTTGTCTCTGCCCGGCAGGCTTCTGTTGGTTTTGAAGTTGCGCTGTTTGGCGTTCATTTTCCAAAAGTTCTAACCTTAAAGCCTTTTCTTCCTCTGTGCCTGCTTTAATGGCTTGTAGCCGCAATTCAATACTTTGCTTTTGTAGTTGCAATTCTTGCAACTGTCGCTGCTGCTCTATCTTTAGCAAATCATTTGTTAAACGTTGCTCCAGCACCAATATAGTAGCGTTTATAGTTTCCTTTTCTGATTCTGTGATACTTTTTTCGGTCTCTAATTGGTGCGTTAAATCTTCTATTTGGCGTTTATATTGATATTCTGTTTGCTTGCGCCTTTTTTCCCATTCGTCGGCCTCTAATTGTAACTGTGCGTCTTGTAGCTTTCTTGTAGCCTCTAAATTTCTTTTATAGGCCGATTCTATTTGCTTTGTTTGCTTATTCGTATCAGTACCGCCAGTTTTAACCGTGGGAGTTTTAGTCGTTATTGCAGTCGTCGTTTTCGTTGATGTGTCCGGCGTACCCACATTAACCGGAATGGTTAACGGTGGTATCTTCTTTTGCATCCGGTTTATGCCATTATTAAGGCTTTCCGTAACATCTTTTACCTCTTTATTGATTAGGTCGCTAAAGGCTGTCCCGAACTCTGTAAAGCCTTCCTTTATCCCGTCCCAATCTAAAGAGAATGCAGATTTGAATATTTTTCCGGCGGCTTGTATCATATCTATTAAAGCCCCGAACAAATTCCCTATCGTGTTAAATACCGTCTTAAAGACTTCCGGAAGAGCCACTACGAACGCTCTAAATAGGTTGCTTTCATTGTATAGCTCAATGAAATAATTTATCAAAGAAACGACACCTTTTATCAAGGCCGTTAAGCCCTGATTAATGAATACCTTTATAGAGGTTGTAAAGCCTTCAAAGCTGCCGCCCGTAGCATCAAACAAACCGGCTAAGGCATTTTGTAATTCTATCTCGCTTTGTAGTTGTTCTTCTTGCAACCGCCCCAATTCGCCGGCCTTGCTTTTTACCGTATCTAAATCAGTAGATATATCCTTTAATGTCCGAAGGTATTGTAACCCTGCATCCTCGCCGGGACCGCCGAAAATATCCGCTATTGCCGTTCCCACACTTTGTGCGCTGTCCGGCAATTCGGCCAACTTTGCGGAAACTTCCTGCATTACCTGAAACGTTGTCTTTGCGCCGGTCTGCAAGTCCTTTTGTACTTGTGTGGATGAAATGCCGATTCCATCAAGCGCGGCAGCGGTTGCCGTTGTCATTTCGCGTAACCGCAAATTACCCTCCTTTATAGCGTCTACTCCCTTATCAGAGAAAATACCGGCCTTATTGGTTTCGGCTACAATAGCTACAAACTGACTTGCGGATATTCCGGCCTCCTTAAAATACGCAGGATATTCTTTCAACGTATTTAAAAACTCGCCGTTTGCATCCCCACCCGCTATAAAACCGTCTTGTATTAATTGTATTGCTTCGTCTGCTGATATACCGAATTGTTTCGCTAAAGCATTTGCGGAAATAAGCGTTTCTTTGAAATCAGCGTTAAAAGTGTCGGCTACTGCTTGCACTTGATTTCGTAACGCCTTTAAATCATCGCCGCTTTTTCCCGTAAATTGTTGGGTTAATCTTGTAGCCTCTACTAATCCGGCGTTATAATCGTACCAAAACTTAAACGCCACACCGGCTCCGGCGATTCCGGCTATTGCTAAAAATACGGGATTTGTCATTAAAGACATTAGGGTTTTTCCTAAAGCCTTTGCGCCGTCGGACATTGCGGCAAACACCTCCTTACTTTCATTGCCGCCACGGCCTAAAGCTAAAAGACTCTCCCCAAAAGCATTATTAAGCCCTAAAGCCTCTTTTAGCCTATCCGCATACGAAATAATTGCATCGGAAGCCTCCGTATAATTACCAACGTTGAGATTGGTTTTGCCGGTGGACTTCTGATACTCATTCATAGCTTTATATAGTTCACGGGTTTTTGTTATAAGCCCCTCTTTTTCTTCGGCCTCCTCGCGTTCGGCCTTGGTCATATTGTTAAGGTAGATTTTATTCAATGAATACTGCGCCGACAAACGATTATAACTACCTTCGGCGGACTGATTCAGTTTTATAACAAGTTTGTTTATTTGGTTGGCTTCTGTTTTTGCGAGATTAAGCTCCGCAATTTTTTTAGCCGTTTCACTTTCAGCGAAAGCAAGTTCTTTTTGTGCTCTTGCTAACCGGTCTGCATCGTCCGCGCTCTTTTTCGTTTTCTTTCGTCCGTCTTCGGTCGCGCCGGATACCTTTTCCAATTCTTTGGTTAACTGTATTGCTTCCGTCCGGATATTCTTTAATGCGTTCGTATATGTATCCGAAAGTTCATCGAGTTGTTTTATAAGCTCTGTTATTGAATTGTCAGGGCTTACCAAATCGGAGTATTTAATTGCGTCGTTATCTGCCATGATTCTATAATTTTAATTTTGCTCAAATTTTAAATATAAGACGTGTTTTCATTAATAAGGTAGTATCACCCCACAACAAAGATAAAAACGCCCCTATCGCGATTATTTCGCCTTACTTCGGCGTTTTAAGTCTTTGACCATCTCCTTAATGTATTCAAAAGCGTTATAATATGCCAGTACTGACATATTTTTCGGGTCTGTATGTAAATGTTGCGACAACATTAAGCACATCTTTTCAAACTGTTTATCTTGCTCTATCTCTACACTATCGGAACCGGAAAACGATTTAGGATTAAAGTACGTTATTAACTCTGCCGTTATATCGTCTATTTCCTTTTCTCTCTCTGGCTTGCTTCCACCGTCTATAATGGTTTGTAGTATTAGAACTGTACGCCGCTTTAATTGGTCATAATATTCTTTTACCGTTGCATCATCGAATAAACGGGGGAAATATATTTGCAGCTCCCTATCTATTTTTTTTTTTGACCGCTTCGATTGAGGCGGCTAAATCCTTATACGGGACATCGGCGAACATATCCACTATCTTTTTTAACCCCTCATCTGAAAGGTCGTCACATGGTTTGCCGTCTATGCTTTTAACCAATACGGCAAAGGCCAAATTTCGCGGCGATACGCCCGATTGAATAAAGTACACATTTTGGCGTATGTTTTCAAGCTCTGTAATAGCCTGCTTATTGTCATTCTTTGCCAAAAAGGCGGCAATACGCGAAATATGCCTATCAAAATCCGCTATATCCGAACCTATACCGGCATCGACTAAAAGCATTTTATTATACTTGTGGAATCGTGTAACCGGAAGATTTTCTATATCATCGTAAACCTCAATAGTTTTACCGGTTAATTTTAATGTCTTCATAACATTTTACGTGTTAATGCGGTTGAAAATACGGGGATTAAAAGGAAATAACCCTCCCCTAACATTATAGCAAATAAGACAGCGAAAAAACACCCCGTCCACCATGAGAGGCAGAAATTACACCGAAACATTTCACTAAAGAAATCATTTCCATGTACCTGCACATATTCAATAACACCCCATTTTTGCAAAAGCAAAAGAACAAAAGCGGCGGCAAACGCTACTAATAGCGTTACCACCGAAAACACACCTACAAACAAAAACAAATTTATCATAACTCTATATTATACATGTTTCAGTAACCTCCATAATGCCCTCAAATCTGAATCCCCCATAAGGAGCCATTAAAAACTGATTATCCACTTCATCCAACGAAAACCCCCTATATATGTTTTCTGCAAGCTCGTAGATTCTATTTATTTCTATCCGGCCATCCTTTAGCCAAAAACCGCCGTTTAAGACATCTAATATATCGCGCTTAATCCTTTCTTTGTTCCGCGTATTGGGGTCATTGAATACCGTGCGATAATCAAACCATACAATAAGGGAAAAAGGGCTTTTTAGCCCTATTGACTGTTTCGGTGTCCAATCTACCGTCTGCGGGTCGTCAATCCAAAAAAAGGAAAAGTTCCCTATTCCTGCATCAGGCGTTACTTCCTGATATTCATTTCCACCTATATAAATATTCGGTGTATATATCTTCTTTTGGTTTGCGCCGTATTTAACAAGCCTTTCCGCACGTCCGAAGGCCTTATCTAACCACCCCAAATTTTCCGTTAATCCGGTCTGAATGTTATTAATAACAACGTCTAATAATTCGGGTGCCTTAATTATTGGTGCTCTTGTATTATTTCCCATATATGTACTCCTTTGTTTTAGCTTTTAATTCGGGATATATATACTCCCAAATCAATATGATTTTATTTTCTTCCGTAAGCCCTAATATTTGCCGCCCGTAACGCTGTATTAAATCCTCTGTTTTCCAATCTGCCGCCTTTATCGTGAATTGTTGCGTATCGGCTTCCACATAAAAGGACTGCTCAAAGTCGCCCTCATCCCGCAATGTTACGCGGTTGTACGGTTGGCCTTTCTCCTTTTTAATTTCAATCGTTAAGGGGCTATAGGGTGCATAATCCATGATATTCACGCCTAAGCGGTTTATGCCCTGTTCATATAATTGGTCTTCGGAGTTCATATCTGTTATTATGTACTCGTTTTCCAATATTATAGACTGAATCAACCGCCCCGACTGGAGTAACTCGTTGAACTCTGTTACACGTTGGCGCAAATTATCAATTAGTTTCATACGGCCTTATATCTCACCCCTCTATTATTGCAGGACAAACAAACGCGGTCTAACCCTTGCGTATCTAATTTTAATGCCTCATAGGCTTTTTTCAACTGATACCCTAAACCGCCCGGACGAACGCCTGAAGTATTTCCGTCAAGTTCGTACAGAATATCAGTACGTGTTGCATTTGATTGGTACCGGTTAACTCGTACATTAGGATTCATGGCTAAAGCGCGTAAAGCCGTTACTGCTACTTGCTTTTGTATTACATCCTGAAATATCTGTCTTTGTGATATAATGAAGTCCGTTAAATCACAACCGACCGTTATTTCACAGTTTAACCCATAATTCTGCGTGTTGGTGTACATTGTATATGCTATATCCCATAATTCCGGATATTCCGCGAATGTTTCCGGCGCATTGTACATAAACGGCGTAACTTGCAAATATTTCGTTAACTCTCGCCATACTTCCACCGACCCAATATTACAAGTTCCGCAAGGCTCACGGCTCCAGTCTTTAGATACGTTTATAGCTTCCATTCCTTGCGGTAATTCGTCCTGATTGTAACAAAGGAACCAACTGCCACCGGAATTATTATCTTTGCTAATATACGGTAAAAAGCAGTCCTCCAAAGTAAACCATTGAAAGCCGCCGTTTTTAACCTGAAAATCTAAATCGAAAGTTTTTATAGGGTCTATTTGCGAAGAGTGGAAAAGATACATTCTTACTATACCTGTTCCTCCGGTCATTTGCAACCCAATTTTTTCTATTTTGGCAGTCACACCTAAAGCCCGAACCGGAACGATTTCAAAGCCTACCAGTTTATGCGTATTTTGCAACGTTGCGCGAATACGGCCTGCACCATCAAAGAAAGTGCGTCTTTCTAATAGATTGCGCGTTTCCTTATCAAGCTGTTTTATTTGGGTAAATGTTTGTATCGCCGTTGCAATACCATTACGCGTCAATCTCTCCAAAAAATCCGATAATATATTATAGGGCTTCCAAAATAATATACTTTGTCCTGGTATCTCATTTGTATTATTATCCCTTATTGATTCCCAGTATAATTCATCGTCATTCCCGTTAAGGTCATACCGCACAATGGTACCGGAAGAATATGTTTCCCTACTATTCCATTCCGGATATTGATACCCCCAATCATCCGGCATTATCGCACGCATTGTGTCTAACGTTAAAAGAGGGTGCGCGCCCTGAAACATTAAACCGCTTTCGCTTTGCGTTAAATCCGAATCTATCGCCTCCTTTGGGTTGTATGATTGCTCCCACCCACATACGTGTAATAACGCGTCCTGTATTTCTTTAAGTCTATACATAAGCCCAAATATAACCGCCGCAAGTCTTTTTTATTCCCTTGCAACATTTAATAATATTACTATCATTCAAACCCGTTTCCCGTTGTGCATCTTTTACGGATAAAAAGGTTTTTATTAAATCGCCACAAGCGGAATACATCGCAATTTCTTTCGCTCGTTGGTGCAATCCGCCTAATCGCCCCGTCATATATACGCCAATCTTTTTATGTAAGCGGGATTTTGTTATTGGATTATTACAATTTTCTTTTGCTGTCACCCAACGCAAGTTGTCCGCATGGTTATTGGCTCGGTCGCCGTCGATATGGTCAACACATGGTTTGTTTTCGGGATTGGGGACAAAAGCCGCCGCAACTAAACGATGAACGTTTATTGTTTTACGAATACCACCATTACATAACACTACAATGTTATAGCCCTGTTTATTTGGAACTATTTTAAGCAATTTTGTTTTATTGCGGATATTTCCGAAATTACTTATTTCGTAATTAGGGAAATCGTTTATTACTTTCCAATTCTCCATATCAATGAATTAAAAAGGGGAAGGGGGATAACCACCCCGTCCCCTCGGTTTAACAATTCGTTATGCTCCGGCGTTATGCGCCCGCACCTCCGGCGGGAAATTCTCCGGCGTTGGTCACATATACCGGCATGCCTAATGGCTGGTCTACCGGACGTGCGGCAATTTCGGCCTTTATAATCGGGTTTGCTACTTTTGCAGCATCGCTGTTATAAGCTACCAAGAACGCCACATCTACACTAAAGCCGAAATATTCCTTAACGGCACACGTCAAATCGGCAGTAGCGTCGCCAGCAATTTGCGACTGGTCACCGACCGCCGTATAATAGTGTGAGCCGACCGGAAGATTAATATACGGCAAACGTACAACATCCCATTCATGGAAATTAGCGCGTGTCCGTCGTAACGCTTCACGGTCTACGCGAGTAAGTACGCCTACATTTCCATCGGCAACAGCGTAGAACGTTCCGTTTTTGCCTTCTTCGTTCGTTACGTTGTTCGTGTAGTGCAGTACTTTGTTGTCGTACTCCATACGCTTGTTTACGTCGTTATATACGCCGTGTTGTGCAAGTTTGCGTACAAGTGAATCTACACCGGCATTCCCGATAATGTGGATATATTCGGGGTAACAGTTTGCACGCATAATCGGGTTAATGTCGCCCAAAATCTCCGTTGCCATTTGCGTAGGCACTTCGATTGTGTTTCCTGTAACCGTATAATTAAGCTTGTCTTTAAACACTTTCGTCTTTCCGGCTTCCAATGATGTAACGGCGGCCTTATCCAAAGCGTCAGCAAGTGCGCGCGTTGTCTTTTCCATCTTACGGAAGAAATCGTGCTCATAGCTGATTTCGTTGTTTGTATAAGCCGCCGGAACCATAGTAAATCCGATTGCGTATGTCGCCCAAACAATAGTATAAAGCGATGAAGTATTTTCATCGTCTTGAATAACGCAGGAGCGAACGTTAGACACTTGTACATTTCCGTCGTAATCAATTACGGGAATTTGTACGGTATTGCCAATAGAGGCAAAGGCACGCTCACGCAATTTAGGCGAAATTATAGAGGTCGCCGAATCGGTTTGCTCTATAAAAAAATCGAGTGCGCCATACTCGCAGGGGCGGGTCATATTCCTATCAAATTCAGGGTTTTCTACCCGCCAATTCTGTAATCTTGTTGCAACTAAACTCATAATACTACTTTTTTAAATTGTTATTTAATAGGGTTGACCCGTTACCCTTGTTTGCTTTTTATGCCGTTTCCGGTAATGATGAGATATTATTATCTTTCCATGCTTGCGTCATAGCCGCGTCAAAATCAGCCGACCCAATAGTTAAACCTTGTGCTAAAAGATGGTTTGTGATAGCCTCATACGCTTCATTACGGCTTTTGGCTCCGCTCACATCTAATACGGTATGATTTCCCGTTCCACCCGTACCGCCATGAGTGCCACCACCACCGGCCTGCCGACCTTCGTCTAAAACGCCCATAGTTTTCAACTCTTTTTGTAACAAGTCAGAGGCACCAAACGGGTTTAATTGATTGTTAGGGTTTCGCATAATGGCTCCGGTTTCGTCCTTAAACGCCAAAATTTTGCCGCCCTTGCCATCGTCGATATATTCGGGATTCATGCCCTTTATTTTTTCCGTGGCTTGCTGCAAAATTACGCGTGTAACGGCTTCCGGAAGTCCGGCTTTAAACTTAATACCGCCTGCGGCTGTTTGTAACTCGCTATCGATTTTAATCGCAAACAGTTCCTTTTTGTGCGCCTCTTGAATATCCGTGTACTTTGTATTCAATTCGTTGTACTGTGTAGTAATGTTTGCTAAATCGGCTTTTGCTTGTTTTAAAGCCTTTGCGGTTTCGGCATCTGCTGCCCCGTCTGCAATCGCTTTTTCAAGTCGCGCCTTTTCTTTTGTCAATGCGTCAATTTGCGATTTATAACCCGTTGCGGCTTCGGCATCGGCTTTCATTGCTGACATGACACGCTTTGCGTAATCGTATGTCTTTTCCGTTCCATTCTTTGCGATTCCGGATACGGTCAGAATGTCATTATCTAAAGCCCCGTATATTTCACCGGTTTTTTTTGCTATCACACTATTTTCGTCATTTTCCGACAAAGTTATGATAGCTTTAATTTGTTCTTCGGTTAATCCCGATAACTGTGCGTTTGCCGCTAAAATCTCTCTTGTTAACATAATCTTTCCCTTTGATTTAATTAAGTCCTACTGCCACCGGCTTACCGGTATTAACATCCATGATTGCAACAGAATACTTCGGGGATTCTGCCGCAGTGGTGTCTACCATATAGCCCAATACTTTACCGTGATTAACTTTGTTTGCAGCTTCTGTCGATACTACAATAACATCGGTAATTGTTCCCACCTTGATGCAATCAATAAGCTTTTGTTTTGTAGTTTCGTCCATCGCAGCTAAAGCTCCGGTAATCTCGATAATCAAATTATCTTGCTGTGCAATCTGTGCCATATCACTATAATTTAAAAATTAAACTTCTGTTTTCTCACTGTTTTTAGGCCGACCAACACGCCGCGCAGTCTCTGTCTTTGTCTCGTTGTTGTCTTTTCCCTCTTCTGTCAGCACCTTTTCCGGCTCTTTTTCCGGTTCTTTTAATTTGCCTTCGGCCTTTAATTCTTCCAATATTTGCGCCCTAATTGCTTGCCTTTCGGCCTCTTTTTCGGCTTCTGCTTTGGCTCGTTCTTCGGCGGCAATCCGTTCCCTATTGGCTTTTACAAATTGGTTAGGGTCGTGTAAAATATCAACGGTGTACCCCTGTTTGCGGAGGTTGTGTAGTCCGAACGTCTCAAAGAATTTCTTTCCGAAAACTTGGATACGCGGTTTTGATAGCCTTTCGCCGGTCTCCGGATTGAATTTCTTGATTTCAATCCTACAATGGTACATGTTTCTTTCGTTTGCCGGACAAATAAAGTTTTCAGGCGTTACCTCCAATATCCCTACGTCCTTAATTCGTCCCGTTTCTGTTTTCACTTGCATAGTCGTACATCTTTTTAGTTATTATATCTATTTTCTTACTAAACGGTATTAAGCTTCCAAACTCTAATACGTTTGTATTCTCACGTTCAAAGCGTCGTACAAAGTTAGCAAAATTTAATTTAACCCTTAAATCATCTTCGCTAATAAGTTGTTTTTCAAACAGTGTTAACGCTTCCTCACGTGTTAAATGCCTATACGGCTCCAATTCCGACAAAATAAGCATCCTTTGTAACTGTAAGGGGTCATTCCTATACTCTGTTTCGATTATCTGATTTTGTAACGCGTCTAACTCGCCTTCGCTCGCTCCGCTTTCCTTTGCCACCTTATAACGTTCCCTTAGTTCTGTGACATCATACAGATAAAATTCAGTACCTAAATTTACCTTTGCAGAAACAAACATATTTCCATAACGTAACCGGCATACCGTTTCATCAACAAACTGCTGCGCAGCCTCAAAACCTTTCTTTATCCGGTTTAAGACGGTGCTTTGGCTTTCAAAATTAGCCCTTATTTGCTGTTCGTTCAATGCTTCGCGGGTCGTTATTTCCTCATTTGTGCCGACAATAGCAGTAATTATATTCGTTCGGAGTCTCTCATCCTCACTTACGTTATAATCTAAACTATTACGGTCAACTGTCAGAATCTGAACGGGGTTTCTTAAATCCGGTTGGTTTTCGCCGTCCGGGATTGGTATCTCTACAAAAGAACCGGCACCTGCTATATGCTTATCGCCACATTTCGGGCAACGCATTAATAAACCGGACATATCTAATTTGTAGTGCCCTTGTTTGTCCTTCAAGAAACCGCCGTCGCAATAGTCTCCGCTTTGGTCGTCCACAAAATCACAGTTTTGCTCATAGCCTGAATATATCGGATATGAACCGTATAAGTCTAAATGTCGCTTAGATATGTGGAAGAAAAGGTACCAATCTAAAGCCTCTAATTCCTTTGTTAACGGCGAAATCTTTATATCGGGGTCTGCTAAGTTTATAGATTCATTCCAAAAGAAACGAGCCGGGCAATACCCTAAATCATGCGCATTTTCAATTATCAAAGTTCCGATATTATTGTTTTTCCCTTCAAACACTCTATATCTTTCATCATCAATAACCGCAATACGTTCCCCATCCTGCCTGAATATAATCCATTTCATTAGGCCGGTCGAAGCATCGACTTCATACGTAATAACATCAGCAATAGGCAACCAATAGAAATACGGCGTAGGATACCCCGAATCATTCTTTTCGGCAGGCATGTCTACAATAAGGACGCTATTTATTTCAGTCTTGAAAAATTCCCATCCTTTCCCCGACCAAATTTCCGGCTCATGCAGAACTTCCTGGCGATAATACTCCCAGTCGTCGCGCTGTTCAGTATTCATAAACTGATAGTTAAACGCAGGGTTTCGCCCGTCAAAGATTCTGCCTAGCTTATCAAAACAAATTCCCGTTATCTCGTTAGTTTTAACGGGATAACGGAATAATGTTTTAAATATCTTGAATTTATCATTCGGTATAAGGTTTTGGACAAAAGCCAAAAAGTCAGTAACGGGGCCGCATAGATTAGGCGTTAACGCAGTTTGTGCGTGGAATCTTATACGGCTTTGATGGAATAACGCCCTATTGATTACTTGGCGTTTCTTCGGCTCTGTTATCTGCTTTTTTATCTCGCTTATGTCTAATCCCATTTTCTTTAGTAAATTCAAAGGTTGAATCTTTCGGAAGCTCCCATCCGCCATTATTAGGCATCATTAAAAGCCTCTCCGCGTGTGTTATCTCAAAATCCTCCGACATGTTATATTTTGGACAACATAACCGGACTTTCGTAGACTTTCCCATTATCCTGCCGGTTTTAGGTCTGTCAAAGGATTAAATCCGGGGGCGATAATTACCAAATCATCCGACCAGTTAGGCAAGAAGCTCCACTGTATCGCGTTGCTGTCGGGAGCTTCCAAGCCGCCCAATGTTTTGTCACCGATAAACAAAGCGCGAATAGGAATCGGATAAAATTTCGTTGCTACCGCTGTGTCTTTAATTGCACCGATTGCTCCGTTTTCATCAAACAGAAATACGCCCAAATTATCCGCCCAGCTTTCGCACTGGAGTTCCTTCAAAGCCTTTATGATGTTTTGGGGCGATTTACGGATAACACCGGTAAACGGCGTAACCTCACGGCCGATAATTTCTTCAACACCGCCTAACGTGTCATTGCCACCGCCATAAGTACGAGGCGCGCCACCTTCTGCCGTCGGCGCCTGAATATAGGGCGAAATAGCAATCTTTGTGCTATCGTTAGCCGAAATAAAGCCGGTCCACGAAGCAAGCACCTTAATATCCTTCTTTGGCTCTGCTGCGCTGTCAAAAGCATTTTTAGTTCCATTTTCTTTTACGAGGCGTTGAAATGCTACCTTTTGAATCTGGCCGAAACTTTCTACACAATTTGCAACGGGTATTGTTGGAATCGCCGCTGCTGCTGGACATTCGCAAATCATAAATCAATCTTTTTTTTGTTAATACTAATTTGATAAATTCTCCCTTAGGATGTGCCATATACTTC